GTTTCATAACGAAATGAACCCAAATAGAATCGTGAGGAAAGCTCCTTTAGTTATTATAGGAACGCCTCCCAAGACAGGAGATAGAAATGCAGATCAATATATGGAATTTGCTGATGAGTGTACTAGCAGGGATGATTGTTATCACATTACTGCTTCAAGTTATGACAATCCTTTTACACCAAAGGAAGAAGTCGACCGTGAAATTGAAAAACTCAGAGCAAGAGGCGAAGAGGATATTGTCCAAAGGGAATATTACGGAAAGGTAGTTAGAGGTGGTAAAAGTGCAATCTTTCCTATGTTTTCTAAAGAAATTATAGAACCCCATAGTAATATAGTTTCTGAAATAATAAGGGACAGAAATAAGATGGAATGGTTTTGCGTATGTGACCCCGGATCTACAACTTGTTTTGCTGTATTATTTGGATGCATAAACCCTTATACTAAGAAAATGTATTTATTAGATGAGATATATGAGACAAGTCAAGAAAATACTTCGGTTAGACGTATGTTCCCTAGAATAAAAGCTAAAATGCAAGAATTTTATCCCGGTTCATCTTTAGAGGATGATTGGATAAAGGTATATGATGAAGCTGCAGCTTGGTTTGCCGTAGAATTACTAAATCAATTTAATTTATACTTTCTACCTACTGCCAAACATATGAATAAGAAGGAACACGGTTTATCCTTGATAAAAGATCAATTGATTTACAATTTAGTCACCATAAGTGATAGATGTGTAAAATTAACTTGGGAAATGGAAGGTTATTCCAAAAATGATAAAGGTGACATACCTAAAAAGGATGATCATTTAATTGACTGCTATCGTTACTTAAATGCAGCAGCTCACTATAATATGATCGAAGTTATGGAAATTATTAGAGAAACACAACCAGATGATCCTAGAGCCATCTCTTTAGAAGAAGATATGCGAAATATGCGTAAAGAAGAAGATTGGACTTTTGGATTTGATGAGTGGGTTTAGGGAGTTAAAGTATGGATATTATAAGTTTTTTCACTTTTTTTGCATTTTTTGCTTGCATTTTTTCAATATTTAGTGTAGGCTTATCTCTGTATGCTTGTATCTTATCAAAATCACTTGAAAAAGCAACTCACTCGGTACAATTTATGCCAGTAGAGGAAAATTTTTCTAACAATAAAGATATGGAAGAGATAAATTTAGAACAAAAAGAAGATAACGAAGAATTTTTTAGGATGGTGTAGATGAGTTTATTTGATGACGAATTTAGTTCAGACGTTACTAGTAAAGAACTAAAGCCTTTTCACACTATAAAGAAAAAAGATATAAAAGAAAAGTTAGAGTGGTTAAACAGTATGATTAACTCTCTAGAACGTCAAGCTACATCTAGAAATACTACCTTAAGACAAAATTTAGAATCTTATAGAGGAATTAGTAGAAAAAGTACTAATAGAAATATTTCAAAATCAAATCAAGCATTTAATCAATCTAGCAAATTTGTAGTAAATCATTTACATGATATGACAGAAACAAAAGTTTCTCAAATGTGTAGGATGAAACCTCACGTAGATGTTCTACCTACTAATGATGAATTTGAAGATAAGAATGCAGCAAAAGCAGTTAAATTATTAATAAATCATTTATGGTATATTAATGATATGGATACTGTAATACAAAGTATGCAAAGAAATGCTCGTATATTTGGAGAGTCTTATTTATTTATTGAATGGGATAAAGATATGGGAGATCTACATCCTATGTGGGTTGCTGCTAGAGATGGTAATATAGACTTAACTCAATATGATAAGAACGAACAACCAGTAGTAGATTTAACTACAGGTGAGACTAAAAAAATAGATATAGGTGAACCTATTAGAACAGGGGATATTAAATATACAGTTGAAGCTCCTTGGAGAGTATTTTTACAGAGAAAGAAAAGTATTAAAGATGTAGATTTTTGCTTTAAATCATCTGTTAAGGCTACTGAAGATTTAAAATTAGATTATCCTGAATTAAAAACTAAAATTAAAACAAGTAAGAAAGTTAAAATGTTTGATAGTGAAGATATGATAGATAAGGTATTAGAGGAAGATACTATGATCTATGAATTTTTTCATAAACCTACAAAGTATTGTCCAAAAGGGGCATATATTAAATTTACAGATGATACGGTTCTAGAAGAGCAGGAGTATCCTTATTCACATGAGGAATTACCTTTTGTAAGAATAACAGATATGGATATACCAGATATTTTAAATGGTGTATCAGCTTATGATATGTTACGTCCATTACAAAATATGCATAATAACTTATCTACTCTTTTAGCAAAAAATATATACTTAACTGGACATGCTAAATGGGTTATGCCTAGAGGTGCTTGTAAAATAGAATCTTTAGGAAATGATAATACAATAGTTCAGTATCAAGGTGCGGTCGCTCCTCAAATGTTACAGGTAAGACCTAATCCTCCTGAAGCATATAATTTTAGAAATATGCTAGTTCAAGAAATGGGTCAAGTATATGGTGTACAAGGCGTTTCTCGTGGAGCACCTCCTCCGGGAATTACTGCAGGAGTTGCATTACAATTTTTAAATGAACAAGAACAAGAAAGAGCAACTTCTGATGTTGCTAAACATAATGAAATGATACAAAGTATTGCTAGAAAAACTATTTCAGTAGCTGGAGATTATTATGCACCAGATGATGGTCGTATGTTACGAATTGTGGGTAAAGATAATCAATACTCCATACGTCATTTCGATTCTGCCAATCTTAGTAAAGATTATGATGTACGTGTACAGGTAGGATCAGCTCTTCCAGAATCTAAAGCAGGAAAAATTCAACGTATAATTGAAATAATGCAAATGAAGCCAGATCTTCTATCTAATGAAAGATGGATTGATCTATTAGAGTTTGGTAATACTGAAAAAATGAATACCTTACTAACTGCTGCTGTTAAAGCTGCTGAATCTGAAAATGAAGATATTTTGGCAGGAAAAAGCGCAGGAGCACCTGAAACATGGGAAGATCATATTGTTCACTGGAGAACGCATATGATGTCGTTACAATCCAGATCTTTTAAAGAAGAAACACCGGAAGAAATTCGGTTAGCAATGATAGAACATATATCTGTAACAGAATTTGCTATGATTGAAAAGGCTAAGACAAATCCTCTATTTGAGGCAAAATTAGCTGAATTACCTTTATTTCCAATTGCTTCTCCAGATTTTACTGCAAGATCTAGACAACATATGGAAAAAGTAGTCGAAGGACAAGTTAATAGAGGTGTAGAAGTAACAGCAACAATTCCGGGAACAGAAAAAGAGGAGGGTATAACAACATGAGTGATGAAGCAACGGTAGAAACAACACAAGAAGTAACTTTAAATGAGCAAGTAGGTACGGAAGAAACAGATCTAAATGGATCTGCCTATTCTTTTGATGACCTAGACAGTCTTACTGAGACTAGAAACTCACAGGAACTCGTAGATGACGCAAAACAATTTCTTGAAAAAGGGGATGCAACCGAAACAGCGGCAGAAGAGGGGAAATCAAAAGTCCCGTCAAAGGATTCTAGAGAAGAGAAAGAAGCTACAGTTGAAGAGGATCAAGCGGAAGATGAGGTTATTGAAGAGATTAAGTACAGACAAGGCAAGTATGGTGAAGAAGAACAAAAGATTGCCGAGGATACAATGTTCTCACAAAAAGTTGAAGGAGAAGAAGTAGACGTTTCTTTAAAAGATTTATTAGATAATTATGCAGGAAAAGTTCCTTATGATAAGAGATTTAATGAATTAAATATGTCTAAGAAAGAGTATGAAACATCTAAAAAAGAATATGATGAAGAGGTTGAATATATAAATAGTTATATAGGTGAATTTGCAAGTAAAATGAAAGAAGGCAAAGCTGTAGAAGCTTTAGGCTTCCTAGCTGAGTTTGCAGGTATGAAACCTCATGAATTTAAACAACAACTTATACAAAACCTTGCGCCTGAAGTAGATAGAAGAAGAGCTTTATCTCCAGATCAGTTACAGGCAGAAGGTTTACAAGAAGAAAATAAATATTTAATGCAAAAGAGAGAAGAGGAAAAGACACAATTTGAGCAACAGCAGGCTTATAAAGAACTGGAGCAACAAATTGGTCAATTAACTCAATCTCATGGCATTAGTGAAGAGGAATTTGATCAAGGTTATGCAGAACTCGCAGAAACAAATCTTAAAGATCAATTGAATCCGGAACTTATAGTGAACTATCTTAGGCATAAGACAGCTTTTACTCAAGCGGATTCAATTATTAATGAGATTGCACCTTCTCTATCTTCTAATGATATGGTGATAAATTCGGTTGAAAAATTAATTTTTGATAATCCGGAAATGTCAAAAGATCAGATTGGAGAGATGGTAAGCGAAGTGTATGGCAAGGAACATACGAAGGCTTCAAAAGCTGTGTCAAAGAAGATACAGAGTAAATCAATTGAGCAGCCAGTAAGGACTCTTGCGGATTTAGAAGATATCGTTGATTTTGACGATATATAATAATTTAATATTAACTATAGGAGTTAAAAATGAGTACAAATCAATTTGACATGAGTCTCACAGAGATCTCAGCTCTTTTTAAGATAAAATATGAGAAATTATCGGAAAACGTATATAACTCATCAAATGTCTTATTAGGAAGATGTAAAAAATCCTACAATTTCGTAGGTGAGAAAATGGTAATCGCAATTCCACAATCTTTTGCAGGTGGTGTTGGTTCTGGTTCTTTACCAAAAGCTAACAAAGCTAAATATGGTAAAGCGGAAATTACAGCTAAAAAACTTTATGCTAGAGTCCAAGTAGACCGAGAAACAATTAAAGCTGCTTCTAAAGATGAAGGTTCTTTTGTTAGAGCTACTAAAGAAGTTGTTAAGAAAGGTGTTGAATCTTATATGAGAAACCTTTCTAGAATCCTTTTCTCTGATAGTGATCAATCTGGTGGTGGTGCATTAGCTAAAGGTGATAATACAACTAATGTTTCAGGAACAGGTTCAACAGCAGATCCATTTATAGTATCTCTTGAAGAGGCTTCTTTTAAAGAAGCTAATTTAGAAGAACAAGATCTTGTTAATGTTGAAGGTGAATCTACAAACTTAGAAATAGTTGCTGTAGATGCTTCTTCTTCTGTTAAAACTATTAGTTTAGTAGGTACATCTACTATTTTAACGGCTGCAATTGGTTCTGCTACAAATAAGAAAATCTTTATGCAAGGTTCTGAAGATAAAGATCCTACAGGTTTAGGGGAAGCTCTAAAATCTGCGGCTTCTGGTTCTTTGTACAGTATTAATAGAGATAGAAAATGGTCATCTACAGAAGTAGCTGCCTCATCAGCTTCAATTTCAACAGATCTTTTAAACAAAGTTATGTTACAAGTTGAAAAGAAATGTGGTAAAGCACCTAATCTTTTAGTTTGTTCTTATGAGCAATATGAAAAGATTTTGAATATTCTTGAAGATCAAAAGAGATATGAAGTTAAAACTAGAGCAGGGCTTAAGTCTAAATCTGGTGCTGATATTTCTTTTAGCGGTATCGAGTTTATGTCTACTTCAGGTCCAGTAGGGATTTTTCCTGACAGATTTGCAGACAAAGACACTGTCTATGCTCTTAATGATAATCACATCCATATTCATCACAGACCAGATTTTGGTTGGTTTGATGATGATGGTACGGTTTTCATGAGATTGGCAGATGAAGATGCTTATGAAGCTCGTTATGGTGGATACTTAGAGATCTACGTTAATCCTGCTTTTCATGGTCGTATTACAGGCTTAGCAGTATAGATTAAAAACTGGGTTTTCCTCCCTACCTAGTTCCCCAGAGTTGACGCTCTGGGGTTTTTAAAGGGAGACTAACTTATGACAAACTAAGGAGTCAAAAATGTTAAGAAGTGTAAAATCAACACAAAGAAAGATAAGACAAATTGAGCTTATTATTAAAAAAACAAGTGCAGACGGAGCATCGGCAACTTTTTCAATTAATGGTCCTGCTTCAAATCAAGTAGTTTCTGTAACAGATCCAAGTAATAATGGACAAATTACAATTGCATTGAAACAAGGATTTGCAGCACCACCTGTAATAATTGCAAATACTAGTACACTTGATGGAACTGTTAGAAATGACGATTTACCTATGGTTAGAAAAGGTAGTTCAGATTCAGGAGATGAGCTTATATTACAACATTCTATAGGTGGTGGTTCAGATGAATTAAAAGCAA